GGAATTAAAGGCAACGTATTAGGCCTTAACTTCTCTGTAGATGTTGATCTACCTTCTACAACTATCGATGGATCTGCATTTATTATCGCACCAGAAGCCGTAACTATTTTTGAATCACCAACGGCTTACATGAGCGTTAATGTAGTTTCAAATCTACAAGTACAGGTTGCAATTTATGGATTTATGGCACCGCTTGTAACAATGACACGCGGAGTACGTACTTTCAACTTAACCTAATAAACCCGTAAAAATCTCTAGGGCTTAGTAGCCCTTGGCCCTAGAGAGCTATTAGCAAAGGAGTAGAGATGGCCGCCACCTATGTAACGGTTGCTGAGTTACGCGCTGATCTTGGTATCGGTTCGCTCTACTCCGATGCCACGGTAGAAGAAGTTTGCCAAACGGCAGAAGATTTATTAAATCAATATTTATGGTTTAACAGAGCGCCAGTAGTTGCTACTTCTATAGCTAATAACATGGCTACGGTAATGCTCGCTAACCCTGGTATTTTTGTTACCGGTCAATCTGTAACGATAGCCGCATGCGGCGCCACTTTTAATGGTTCATATACTTTAACTAGCACTATCCCCTTTTCAACAGGTACCGCGAATCTATTACCTGCTATCTGGTGGAATTGGGCTTATCAAACTTATCCAAGTGGCTACAGTTTTATTCAGTATTCGAAGGTAGCGAGCGATCAACCTTTCCATCGCGTACTACCTTATGGGATAGCCACCGGGCCAGATCATAAAACAGCTACCTACGCAAACACCCCGGCCATCCGTCAGGCCGCGATGATTATCGCCGTAGATATATGGCAGGCCCGGCAGGTATCACAAACAGGCGGTAATGGTATGGATGGATATTCTCCATCGCCTTATCGCATGGGTTATCAATTAATTAACCGAGTACGTGGATTAATTCAACCGTACGCTAATCCCCTAGCTTTGATCGGCTGATAAATGCCAGCCGCAATTACAACCTTACGAGGCACACTAGCGACAGATCTAGCCAATGCCGGTGTTTGGAGCACATTCGCGTACCCCGCTCCAACATTATTAGCTAATAGCGTATCGATTATCCCTGGCGATCCATATGTAACGCCTACTAATAATGACAATGCAACAATAGCGCCACTGGCTACTTTTAAGATTTTAATAGCTGTACCTGCGTTCGATAACCAAGGCAACTTAGCCGGTATTGAAACCTTTTTAGTAGCCGTCTTTAACAAGATAGCGGCTTCTAATTTAGCCCTAACTGTTACTAGCGTATCCGCTCCGTCGATCATAAGTGCGGCAAGTGGAGATCTATTAACTTGCGAAATATCCATCTCAACCCTAACCACTTGGAGTTAAACCATGGCAGACGAATACGATATAAATGAAAATAATTTTCTGGCCAGAATTGGACAGATCAAAGAAACACCTAAACCTAAAGCTGCGCCTACCGCAGAGAAGGAAGAATAACAATGGCCGTAATGCTTAACTCAACCGTAGGCGTTAAAATCGCAACGGTAGATATATCCGATCACGTATCGAGTGCAACGCTTTCACAAATCTTCGATGAGCTAGAAATTACAGCTCTAGGAGATACTGCTCATAAGTTTACGAAGGGCCTAGAAGCTAGCACGCTATCTCTAGACTTCTTCAATGATTTTGCCGCATCTCAAATAACTACACTATTGCAGACAAATTACGGTTCAACCGTTACTGCGGTACTAATTCCAGTAAAAGGTACAGCAGTGAGCGCAACTAATCCGCTTTATACCGTATCTATTTTAATTAATAACTTAACACCAATTAACGGAGATGTTGCAAGCATTAATAACGCTTCGATCTCCTTTACTTGTAACTCCACTGTTGCATACGCAACTACTGGAACCTTCTAAGGAGCACTAATGGCAAAGCTAAAGATAACAAGGGCTAACGGCGAAGTAACTGAGCACAAGATTACGCCGGGTGTCGAATACGCTTTCGAAATCAAACACGGGGCAGGCATATCCAAAGTCCTACGCGAGCACGAAAGGCAGACAGAGATTTTCTGGCTAGCTTGGGAATGTTTGCGTAGGGCCAACATAACCGTACCTACCTTCGGTATCGAGTTTATAGACAGCTTGGAAACCGTTGAAGTATTGGATGAAGCAAAAAACTAATAGGGCGCGATAGTTTTCTTTACCTAATCGCCAGCCTTTCGGTGGAAACCGGGATCGCGCCTAAAGAGTTTATAGATATGGATGCAGACTTAATGAGAGCAATCATTCAAGTCTTACAAGATAGAGCGAAGGAGATTAAAAATGCCAGTAAACGTAACAGGCGTTAAACAGCTCCAGAAGGCTATGCGCGATGTCGAGCCTGCTCTAAATAAACAAATGAGTAAAGATATTAAGACCGTAATGCTCACCGTTCGAGATAAGGCGCGTGGATATTTACCGCTTCAAAATCAAGTGTTAAGCGGCTGGGCTAAAGCTACAGCTTCAACGGAAACCATTACCTACAGAGCCTTTCCGCCTTACGATTATGCTTTAGCAAGATCTAAGGTCGCATATTCGGCAGGAGAAAATAAACGCAATCGATCAGGTTATAGAGCCGCCTTTTACGTTTACAATAATTCAGCACCGGGCGCAATCTTTGAAACCGCAGGCCGTCGAAATAATCCAAGGGGTCGAGGATCCTTAAACCCTAATGCTCCGGCGCAATTCAACGCGGCGGCCGAAATGCAAAGCAGTATGAAAGGTTATGACAAACAACGAGGCCGCGTAATTTTCCGCGCTTGGGATGAAACTAAGAATAAAGTTATACCCCAGGTAGTTAAATCGATTAATACAGTAGCCATAGATTTTAATAAGAAAACTGAAATAAGCAGGGCCGCATAGTGGCTAATTTAATCGTAAGCGCAGTTAGCACCTTTGATAATAAAGGATTAAAAAAAGGCCAGAAGGAAATTAGTGCCTTTGATAAAACGGTTAAAAACTTAGGTAAGACTTTTCTTGGAGTATTCGGCGCGCAGAAATTATTGGCTTATAGTAAAAACGCTGTTAATGCTTTCGCGGCTGATGAAAAGGCGGCTAAAGCTTTAGAAGTCCAATTAAAGAATACTGGGTTCGCGTTTTCTGCTCCTGGTGTAGAGCTGTATATAGCCAATCTACAGAAGGCTACTGGCGTTCTCGATGACCAGTTAAGGCCTGCGCTACAGACTTTACTGACAGCTAGTGGATCATTGACTCAAAGCCAGAAGGCGTTAGCCGTTGCTTTAGATGTAAGTGCGGCAACTGGTAAGAGCGTTACAGAAGTTAGCGCGGCGATGGCTAAAGGCTTCTCAGGACAAACTACAGCGCTTACACGTTTAGGCGCAGGATTAAGTAAAGCCACTTTGGCAAGTGGTGATATGAATAAGATTCTAGATGAATTAAGTATGAAGTTCTCGGGGCAGGCTTCGGCTCGATTAGATACTTACGCTGGCAAGATGGACCAGTTCAAAGTGGCTTCTGCTAATGCTTCAGAAACTATTGGTAAAGGTATCTTGACAGCTCTATCGGCTATGGGCAAAGATAAAAATATAGGATCCGCAACTAAAGCGATGGAAAGTTTTGCTACTTCTATATCTAATGTAATTATAGGCCTCGGTGTTATGTTAGGAAAATTAACGAGTATTGCTCAAAACTCAGGTTTATTAAGATTATTAGCTTTATCTATTGAGTATTCCCCTGCCGGATTGATTGCAAAATTAGGATCAAAGTCAGCTAGCGATCTAAATGCTCCTAAGTCTAATTTTACTTACGAGTTAGGTTCAAGCGCTGGGGCTGATATTGCTAGAGCTACAGAAGCCAAACGTATAAAAGATGCTAATAAATTACGTACTTCAGAAAACGCGGCACTAAAGGCTAAAGCCGCACTCCAAGGCCTTATAGATAAATACGATGTAGAGCGCATAGGTTTAATGGCGGCACTTAATACAGCTACCGATGAAGAAGTCAAGGCACGCATAGCCGATAAGTTAGCAATCCTAGACGGTAACGCCGCTATGGCCGCTAAGTATTTAGCCGAAAGAAATGCAGAGCAGGGTCTAGAAGAATTAGCGGCGGCCGCCGATGATGCTAAAACGGCTTTAGATAAGTTAAAAGGCTGGGATCCTTTAAGTGGATTAAAAGTAACTGAAGCAGATAAATTAAACTCTAAAACTCTTTCAGATCTTGCTGGTGTATTAGGCGGGATAGTAACCGGCCTTGGCGGTGTCGCAGGTAAAGCGCCTAAATCTGTCGATATAGCAAACTCGATTATTAATGGAAACGTTAATCCGAATTATCAAGGTATGCCACCAGCTACAACGCCTTACGATCCGCTTTCTAGCTTGATGGCAACTACAGCCGATATATCTTCGGCAGGTGCCTACAATCCCCTTTCAGGTTTAAGGCCGACGGCTCAAGATATTCAGATTTATATCGATGCTTCTAACATGATCGATAGCGATCGTATGGTGGATGTAGTACAAAACGCGTTTTTAACTATTCAACGCCAAGGCGGATCGACAGTACCGGCAGGAGCCTTCTAATGGCCGTGCCAGTAGTAAACGCAATTATTAACTTCTCAACTGGGCCTGGCTTTGCTCAGACTTTAATACTTGATGAAGGCATCTTAGGCACTAACTCTTTAGGTGATGCTTCTTCGGTAATCGTGGATGTATCAGATCAGATCAGTAGGATCGAAACGAAGCGCGGCCGTAACGCTTTAGCCGATCAATTTCAAACTGGCACTTTATCGCTACGCATAATAGATCAAAACGGAGATTTTAATCCGCAGAATGTAACCGGTCCTTACTACGAGCTACTTACTCCTATGCGGAAGGTACAGATAACAGCTACCTACTCAGGTGTTACTTACCCTATCTTCGCAGGCTTTATTACTAGCTACGTAACTACCTATCCTAAAGAAGCCGATAGCGACGTGGCCTATACAACTATTCAAGCTGTAGATGCTTTCCGTTTAGCCAATAACGCACAAGTTACTACCGTGGCTGGATCTTCTGCCGGTGATTTATCAGGCACTCGAATTAATCAAATCTTAGATCAAATTGGCTGGCCTGCATCCATGCGCGATATAGATGCCGGGCTTACCACTATGCAGGCAAACCCTACTAATAACCGCACTTCTTTAGCCGCTATGCAAACTGTCAGCGATAGCGAATATGGTGCGCTATACGTAAATGCGGCTGGCTCCTTCGTTTTCCAAGATCGCAACGTTACGGCTGGATCTATTGGCGGTACTCCTACAGTGTTTACAGATGCAGGAGCAGGTATTCGTTACTCCGATGCTTCATGGATTCTTAACGATGTTTTAGTATTTAATAAAGCAACGATTACTCGAGTAGGTGGCACTGCTCAGGTATCAGAAAACGCGGCAAGTATTGAGAAATACTTTTTACATAGTTATTACCTGGATAACTTATTAATGCAGACCGATGCCGTGGCCCTAGATTACGCCGAGGCTTATGTAGCTAGCAGGGCTGAAACTTCTATCCGGGTAGATTCAATTACTTTAGATTTATATACGCCAGACTATAACTCTGGGATTATCGCCGCTTTAGATTTAGAGTTCTTCGATCCGATCACGGTTACTACTACTCAACCCGGCGGGTCCACACTAACTAAAACTCTACAGATTTTCGGCGTTCAAAACACAATAACACCGAATAGCTTCAAAACTACATTCATAACACTAGAGCCAGTAATAGATGCGTTCATATTGAATAACTCTATTTACGGCACTTTAGACAATAACGTACTAAGTTACTAAGGAGATAAAATGGCAGCTGGACTAGGTTTTAAGACCTTTACTACAGGCGAAGTATTAACCGCCGGTGATGTGAACGGTTATCTAATGCAAGGCGTACTGGTGTTTGCTTCGGCGGCCGCTAGAGATGCCGCAATTACTTCACCACAAGAAGGACAGTTTGCGTATCTTAAAGATACCAACGTAACTACTTACTACACAGGTAGCGCTTGGACTAATTTAGATACAACAGGCATGACTAACCCGATGACTACTACCGGCGATACTGTTTACTCTTCACCCGGATCTACCCCAGTAAGACTTGGTATAGGTAGTACAGGTAATGTATTAACTGTTGCAGGCGGTGTACCAACATGGGCTGCCCCTGCTAGTGGTGGCGGTATGACGTTAATTTCTACCACTAGTTTAACTGGTTCATCAGTTACAATATCATCAATTCCAGGCACATATAACAATTTGCAATTAGTAATTGTAAATTACAAAGGTAATGCGGATGGTGGCTATGTTCATTTGAGAATAAATGCAGATACAGGCACAAATTATTCTTCGATTTTGGCAGGATTAGGAACAGGTGATGCTTTTGATGGTTCAAATATGCAAATTATTCGTCAAACAGATGACACAGTTGATAAATCATTAACCATTTGCGAATTTCCAAATTATGCGAATTCAACAACCTGGAAAATTATGCAGGTTCAATCTGGAAGTGCTTATCATGTCACTTCAAGTCAGATCAGTTCAGTTTTTGGCAATTATATTTGGAATGGCAACGCAGCTATAACCAGCATAGTTCTAACCAGCGTTTTAGCGGCATTTTCATCAGGTACAGCCTATTTATATGGAGTAAAATAATGACTACTACACCACAAGTTAAAATTGTTAATGCTGTAACTGGCGAAGAAATTGTCAGAGATGCTACAAGTACTGAGATAACACAGATGCAAAAAGATGCCGCTAATTATAAAGAACAGTTAGCAGAAGCCGAAGCGAAGGCAAACGCTAAAGTTGCTCTATTGACTAAACTTGGCATTACTGCCGAAGAAGCTACGTTACTTCTTAGCTAATGCTTACTTCTCATAACGGATGGACAGCTTCTAAAGACCCTAACGAGATAGGGATTAAGAGCTATCCAATACCCGGCACAAAGTTAAAGATAAGGTGCGCCGACGTAGTGGCTCCCCTATTAGTAACTTTCGCGGCTGAGTTCAATCAGCACGTGGAACCTATTGATGGCGGTACCTTAGATGATTGGGGTTACTGTTTTCGGAATGTTCGTGGTACTACCGATAAGTTAAGTAATCACGCATCCGGTACCGCTATCGATCTAAACGCTACTAAGCATCCTTTAGGCCATGCAGGTACTTTTACACCGATGCAAACAGTTTTAATACAGGCACTTAGTAAGAAGTACGGCCTCAAATGGGGCGGCGATTACAAAGGCCGTAAAGATGAAATGCACTGGGAAATAGATTTAACGCCAGAGAAGGCCTCTGCGTTAATAATCAAGTTAGGACTAAAACATGAAAACTAAACAGATGTTTTTATCATGGCTTAGGGCTTCTCTAGCTTCGGCTGGAGCTTTATATATGGCAGGCACTACAGATCTAAAAACTCTGGGTTATGCCGCTATCTCTGGCTTTATCGGGCCAGTACTAAAGGCGCTGGATACTTCGGCTCCTGAGTTTGGCCGTAAAAAGTAAATGAACGCATCGGATTGGGCTTCCATATTTGTAGCTGTTGTAACTTTGACGGTTGCTTATGTCGGCTCAATCCGGTGGCTAGTAAAGCATTACCTAGTAGAGCTTAAAGAAAATGGTGGAAGCAGTATCAAGGACACCGTTACACGGCTGGAAGAAAAGGTCGAGATCCTTTACGAGATGATGCTCCACAAAGATTAGAGCTTCTTATTTTGAAAATAGAGCTCACGCTCGGCTTTAACCGTTGCCCAGTTTTTACGTCCTGACCTATCCCCTATTGCAAGGCTAGGCGCTGGCTTATTAGGTCGGTTAGATATTGAAGAAGCTACAAGATCTCTAGCTATTAGATCTACAACGCTAGGCTGAACCTCTACTCGAGATGAAGGGCTCTTAAGCCAATCCTCGTTGAGCATGTAAAGATCTTTAGCTCTAGTTACTTGGGCCAGTAGCGCGCTTATCTGATCCCCGTTTATAGTGATCTCAAACTTCTTTACGTTAGCCCCTAGCCTATCGCCGGGTTCATATTGGCTCATTACCAGCAACAGATCACCGGGATTAATTATCTGCTCATGCTCACCGAACACGTAAGCAACCATTTTAGACTTGAAGTTCACCTCAGACGTAGCTCTGATCCTGCCTGAACTATTCATAATTCCCCTATGCGACATGCCCGGTGTGGCGTGCTTTACATTGTCAGTGGTAGCACTTACCATGTTGCTAATACGCATCGTAGGGATGTGTATAACACTCGGGCAAGGGGTTTATTCAAAGACTGACTGGTCATAACCATTACGTATGTAGATTATCGGCGATATCAGGCAATCCCTGATAATTTTTTCGGCGATGTCAATCTACATTATGTAAAGTAATTATCGGCGATTACACGCTCATCTAGGCGCCAAAGCTAGATTATCGGTACTCCTGATAACTGACCACTATTTAGTTTTTGTTTAACCCTTGCCATGAGGATACATGGAAAGGGCTACAAAACATGTTAATCGAATACGTGGTGGCACTCATTTTAGTCACCTTCATCACTAGCTACTACTTAGGTTATCGCGAAGGCCGAGAAGATGGCCTCGCATTTTCCGCCCAATGGCGACGCTCTCAGGAAAAGAGCAAACGCTAATGTCTAAAAAACCTACAGCTATAAAGGTAGAGATTATCAAGCCTGAGAAGGATCGCTACTGCGATCACTGTAAGGCTATGTGGGGAAAAGTAAAAGACAAGTTCACCAAAGAAAACGTCTGGCATGATAAAGCGCGAATCCAGGCCAGTGTCCTTGTCGTTAGTTACTACGCCACCGGAAAGATCGAACGCGCCTATTGCTCGGAGTGCCGAGATCATAACTCTAGATGGGCCGATGGCAGTATTTGGCCCCTTGCAGAGCAGGTTAGTTACTTCAAGGTGGCCACAAATGGCTAATTTTCTAGATAACTATGAAGATGTGGCAACACGCATTAAACGCATCCATGATAACTATCCCCTATGTCGATTTAATGTTAGAGAGCTTCACGTAGATTTTGATAAAGGTTACTGCTACGCGGTAACTGAGATCTACCGAGATGCAAACGATGAACACCCAGCCGCCGTAGATGTTGCTTTCGAGGCAAGGTCAGACAAAGGCGTAAACCGCGATTTTTGGGTAGAAAACTGTCTAACTTCTAGCTACGGAAGAAGCGCCGGGCTATTACTTGGATCAGATAAGCGGCCTACGAAGCAAGATATGGAGAAGGTAGAGCGCCTTAGTTTTACGGTGTCAGAAGTTACTGGCGCTGAATCACTAGGTACTTCTTTAGAGCTGATTAAGGACAAGTTAGGCGCTACTGAATTACCAGAGGCTCCTATTTGTAACCATGGCCATATGATCCACCGAAGCGGAAAAGCCAAGGCTACGGGCAAAGAGTGGCAGGGCTATATGTGCACTGAGAAAGTTAAAGATAAACAGTGCGATCCAGTTTGGTTAAAGCAAACCGCTACCGGATCCTGGTACATGCCTAAGCCTGAGCTAGCGGATCATCTCTAATGGGATATGCCGAGATAGTTAGAGGCGGCTTAGTTACTCGTATTAATGAAGATGGCTCTATGACCACTACCCCAGCCCGGAAGTGTGATAAGTGTTTTAAGGATCGCCTAGAAATAGGCGGTCGCACTTATGACTGGCCCGACGGTGGCTGGGATTGGTGGTGCGCTGAGTGCATCAAATAATCAAGGTAATACTGGATTATTCGCAGGAAGTCCAAGCTCACACGGTAGGCCTAGATCGCGTAGCTAGCATTAACGCGGTGTCAGATCACCCGAATAGAGCTGTACGTAACCTTAACTTCCACGAATACGTTAGCGAAATGAGTGAATCGGTAGGAGCCGAGATCGCTGTCGCTGAATACTTTGGTATTAAAAACTTTGTGCCTACTAATAACACTTACAAGCGCCAGGCAGATATAGGCACTCAGATAGAAGTCAAGTGGACTAAATATACCGATGGTTCATTAATCATAGGCAAAACAGATCGCATTAATGATGTTGGTGTATTGGTAGTAGGGCGCTCGCCTGTTTATTACATATGCGGATGGATACCGGTAATCATGGCACGTAAGCCTAAATACCATAATCACGATGGTAGCCACTGGGTAGGACAGAAAGACCTATTCCCTATTAAAGATCTTAGAAGGAGCGTTTATGGATCCTCTAGTCTTTGATTGTCGAATCTGTAAGAAGCGTACTCAAGGCAAAGTACTAATCGAGTTTACCGAGTTACTTCCGCCAGGGCTTAAATGCTTAGAGTGTTTAAGCTGTGGAATCTTAGGTATTGAGCTGGTGCCAAATGCCGAAGTATGAGTATGAGTGTCCTGGCGATGGGCAAATAATCGAATTAGAGTTCTCGATCTTCGATGTGCCTAATGATCCTAAATGCTCAACCTGCGGCGCTGAGTTAATAAGGGTATATACGCCTACCCCAGCCATATTTAAGGGCCGTGGATGGGGCTCCAAGCCATGATACGACACGCCAATAAACTAATGCTTACGCTTAGGCCCTTGACATGCTCGGTACGCTTTGATGCAGAGCGGCGCTGTAGCGCTAAATCGCTCGGCATCGCACTAGTGGCCGTTCTATGTTTAATATCAGGTATTCAACCAGCTACAGCTACTACAACATTAATAAAAGAGATAGAGATATATAAGCTATATACGCATATTAAAGTAAGTAATAGCAAAGAATATAGATGTATTGAATTACTCTGGACTAAAGAATCTAATTGGAATCCTAAGAGTAAGAATAAGAGAAGTAGTGCATATGGGATACCTCAATTACTAAAGTTAACTACTACTGATCCTTATCTTCAAATAGATGCAGGACTTAAATATATAAGAGCACGTTACTCTAATGGATGTAATGCTTATGAGTTCTTCAAAGTTAAAGGATATTACTAATGGTTAAGAGTAGAGATCCTAGATTAAGCAGACAATATAAGAAGCAAAGGTTAATAGTGTTAGAACGTGATGGATATACTTGTGCTTATTGTGGACAAGATGCAGATCAAGTAGATCACGTGATACCAGTAAGCAAAGAACCTAACAGCGCTATTGATCTTCACAATATGGTCGCTTGTTGCCGTAAATGCAACATAAGCAAAGGCAACAGATCAGAAGCCGTTTTTTTACGCAGGACGGCTACCCCCCCTGTTTTTCGAGAAGATACCTCCCCGAGAACCACCGCAACGGTCCAGGCTGGTCCTGCTTTGGGCCAACCTAAGCAGAATTAAAACTAATGACACCCAAAGTTAAACAGCCCTTACGAGGGGCGGTTAAACCACGCCTTGAAAATAAGCCACTTAACACTACGAGCCGTGGCGTTGAAGTAGCAGAGCTCGCAGAATCTATAGGTGCGCCTTTAATGGAGTGGCAACGTTACGTATTAGATGATTTATTAAGTATCGATGAGAATCACAATTTTATTCGGCGCAGTTCGCTATTAATTGCCGCTCGCCAAGTAGGTAAAAGCCATATCGGCCGAATGAGAGCAATCGCAGGCCTTGTACTCTTTGGCGAGAAGAACCAATTAATTATGAGCTCTAATAGATCGATGGCTTTATCTAACTTTCGGGATATATGTAATATCTTTGAAAATAACGATCATTTAAGTAAACAGGTAAAACAGATCAGATATGCGAACGGTACTGAGTGTATCGAGATGCGTAACGGCAATCGCTTAGATGTAGTAGCCGCTACTCGAGATGGATCGCGTGGTCGCACCGCTGACTTCTTATGGATCGATGAAATCCGCGAAATTAACCCAGAAGCCTTCGCGGCGGCGCTACCGGTAACACGCGCTCGGCCTAATTCTCAAACCTATTTAAGCTCTAACGCTGGCGATGCTTTTAGCATTACGCTAAATGATTTAAGAGAAAAGGCTTTGAGTAATCCACCGCCTAGCTTTGGCTTTTACGAATACTCAGCGCCACAATGGGCCGCGCTTGATGATCGTAAAGGCTGGGCGATGGCTAACCCATCTTTGGGCATAATGATTACGGAAGAAGCAATCGAAGAAGCGTTATCAGTAAACACGGTAGAAAACTTCCGCACGGAAACGCTTTGCCAGTGGATCGACAGTTTACAAAGCCCTTGGCCTCATGGCGCAGTTCAGGATACAAGTAATAAAGATCTAGTCCTATCCCCTGGGCCTTTAACTGTTATGGCTTTCGATATTAGCCCTAGTAGGCGCGATGCAAGTTTAGTTATGGGCCAAGTAACCCCAGAAGGTAAGTTCGGAGTTTGCGTACTTGAAACCTTTAGTAGCCCTGTAGCTGTAGATGAGTTAGCAATCGCGGCCGCTATTAAAAAATGGTGCGATATGTATTATCCGCGTGTAGTTTGCTTCGACAAGTACACTACGGCGAGCGTTGCTAGTCGCCTTGAAAGATCCGGCGTAGCAGTTCGCGATATTAGCGGCCAGAGCTTCTATCAGGCCTGCTCCGATCTCCACGATCAGCTTACTAATGGCCGATTAGTTCATTCTGGCCA